TGGCTTCTGGAACCATGATAACCACTCAGTCTGACCTGACGAGGACAGGGTCGGTGTCCTGACAGAGCGCCTACAGAAGGTTCACGGGCTGCTGATTAAGCATACGCAGCAAGGGTATGTGACAGAGTGGGTAAAGGACCTGGCTAGACGTATTGAGCATCTGTCCAGGCTCTCCTCAGACCCGGAGATGCCCGCCACTGCGGTAGTGCAGGAGGTTGTGGTACAGCGTCCAGCTAGTGAAGTGCCGGCAACAAAGTTGCCAAAGCCGCTGAAGATTCGTAAGCTTAGACAAGGCTGGGGGCAGGGAGCATAAAAAGCCCCGCGCCCTCTAAGAGGTGCGCGGGGAAGGCCCCTACGGCAAACTAGAAAGCAACGCCAGCTGACCATCCTGTTGCCTTGTAGGCAGACAGGACTGCCTCATCTTCGATGAAGGCCATCCAGCCGACGCGAGGCGTGCCCAGCGCCCAGGCTGACCCCGTCCACACTGCGACCTTGTTCTCGTGCGTGGCCCAGGCGCCCGTGGCGGCAGGGCCGACGATGTAGGTGTCGCCCGCAGCAGGGGACGCCGGGGGCGTGCTGAGGCCCCGGTCCTTGACGCTGAGGTGGGTCCCAAATCTGCCCAACCACAACAGGTTCGCGTCCATGCCGGTGTGCCAGGAGTTCTCCCCCAGTGTCCAGCCGTATTGAATACCACTTCTCGGTTCAGTTTGTGCTGCCATCATGCACCTCCGTAGGAATTGCCATAGGTTGTCCCGTAGCCTGCGCGCAGGAACGGAATGTCGTGGATCTGGTGACTGTCCAAGGTCGACCTGGTAGCCCAGACCTGCAGCCTGAGCGCACCGTAATTAGCCCCCATGTTTGCTAGAGTGAAAGTAGCAGTGGTGCCAGTCAGGCCAGACTGAGTGGTTATCATGGTTCCAGAAGCCAGGAGCAGTCGAACCGTGTACGTCGTGCCGGCCTCCGGCCCGATGCTCCCCGTCTCTGTCCCCACGAGGGAGACTGTTTGCTGCAGTCGATCTCTGTGTGCCCAGGAGACGCTGATGTCGGCATCGCCTGGGACACTACTCGGGTAGGCCAGGTTGTTGATCCGTATCTGCTGCGGCGGGTACGGCCTGGCCTGCCGCCCTGACAGGGTGCGGCTCTGAGTCGTCGCCGAGTTGATGGCCAGCGTCCCTCTGCCAGTCGTCGGCAGGAGCCTTATCCTGGCTGTCTCCCCGGTCGCATATTCCACGCCATCCGTCTCACAGGTGTCCTCCATGAAGAAGAGGCGCGCACCCGAGGTGTGAACGGCTGGGACTGTGTCAAGCACACCTCTCAGCACCGTGATGGACGAATCACTGATTGCAGTAACGGCAACAAACTCGTTGTCAATCAGGGCATAGGTTCCAGTCGAGACCAGGGCCAGATCAATGCCGCTATTGATAGCCCACACCGTATCGTTGAACGTTGTGGTGGTAGCTAGAACTGCTGTTGGGCAGAAATCAACAGTGTTGGCCTCCTGCCACGTGTTCGTGTTGCCTGGGTCCGTGTACATCTTCGCGCTGACAGCGTCACCAGAGGGCCTGACGCCTGTAGCCACTACATAGGCTGTAGTAGCGGGTAGAGCCTGGGCAGCTGCCTCACCTAGCCTGGGTACAAGCTCCCAGTATGGAGCCTCTATCGTAACGTGGTAGGGGCAGGGAGCAGGAACACTGACAGGGTTGGTCCACGCGCTGGGCGGGGGTGCCGCGTAGATTGCTGCGGCCGTACCAAAGACATCCTCGACGGCAGTGATTCTGATCTCGTTATTATCTACAGCCCCAAACTCTATATTGGTCACACGCATGACCAGCGTGGCCACGCCAAACCTCGGCCAGTTCAGTTTAAAGACGTCACCGACATTCAGGCTGTACGCGACCCTGTTTGTGTATATCGTGCAACTAGCAAGTGGGGTGCTCAGAGCCTTGAGCGATCGAGCGGCAACCTTCGTTGCATTAGTCCCTGTCGTGATGCCAGGGAACTGGAGGGTAGTACCGACCGTCGCCCCTTGCTGTGCCACCAGGGAAATGTCCTGGACCGTTACTGAGTTGTCTTTCCCTGTGCTACCGTCCCAGTACTGCACTGTGACAGAGTTGATCAGCTCCCCGATGGTGTTCCGCTTGAAGTCGGTCAGCTTGGAGACATTGCTCTCGTTAAGCTCCAGGAGCGTGGCTACGTTGTACCCTCCACGAATCAGCTTCAACACGAACTTGCCCGTGGAGCGGCTGACATAGAGACTGGCATCGACGTGCTTCAGGACCTCCGATAGGAACTCATTCAAGGGCATTGACCGGTCCCACAGCAGTGACAGGCCCAGTCCTTCTGTATAAAGGGTGTCTGCGGCAGCTGAGAAGGCTGCGTCGTCGATGTCAGCCTCCGGGTACCCCATACCCCATGAGGGGTCTGTAAGGCACTCACGAACGATGTGGGCGGCATTCATGTCGTCGCCAACGGCGACCTTGCTCGAGTACCACTGTGGCTGCCCGTCCAGCCGGGTATTTCTCCGGGTGGCCCAGAAGGCCCAGCTCTTCAGATATGGGTTCTGGCCAACGAGAACCTGGCGCAGAACTGCACTTAGCACGCCTCTGAACGCTGGGATGTCAGTACCGAGCTGGGACTGGAGGTAAGAGTTCCTGGGCTGGGTGGTTCCCCCCATCATAATGTCGACCACGCCGCTGACCCCGCCCTCACGGCTCTCCCCACCAAAAAGGTCTGGGGCGTTGATGGTTACGCTTCCCCCGGTGGATGTCCCCGTCCAGGCCTGACGCCCATCAACCTCGATGGCTGTCACAGCATCCACGGGCCCGTGACAAAGTACCATGTGCATACCGACATAGTACCTGTACCCCACGGTAACTTTCTTACTCTTCCCCACGTGCCACCTCCACCGCGGCTATAACCATGGCGTCATGGTTGGACGCCTCAAGTAGTGCCTGTGCGTCCACACCGTTTACGAGGAAGTCCGAGTAGTCGAAACCATACCGAGTCAGCAACTCGCGTATCCCACGACTGCAGTAGAGCAGCTTACGGCAGTGCTCAATTCTGACAACAACATTGGTCACTTCTTGCCCCCCTTCTTCTTGATGGCCTCAAGCCTGATGTCGCCATACCAGACGACATTGGGGCCCTCTAGCTTTCGCTTGCCGAAGAGAACCGGTATTTCCCGCCCGACTTCAGCAGTCGGCGCCTTGATCTCGTCCAGCCCCGGGGGCTTCGCACCCTGGGGCTTCGGCATGAGCGCATAGCTGACAACGAAAGATGCAACCCATAGAGCCACATACCACCACATAAACTACCTCACACAATCGAGCTGAGAGCGAACGGGTTCTTAATGGGAATCCACGGAAACCCACCAAAATTGTCCAAGTTGTTGAACTTGGTGTTGCACGTTGTCCTTAGGTGGTCACAGCCAGGGTACAACCTCAGCTCAGCGCCACCCACGAGGGCATTGAATGGTCGGGAGATAGTGATTTGGTCAGAGCTGTGCGCCACAATAAATCGACTGCTAAAGTCGGGTGCCACCACCATCCCACCAGTAAAGTACCCACCCGGGAATGCCCCCGCCCCCTGCACAGTTAAGGTGACGCCACCAGAGACAGACAACAGCGAACCGGTCAACAGGTACGCCTCCTGATTAACATTGCAGCCCCGGGTATATAGCGTGTGCCGGCAGCTCAGCTCAAATTTGGGGCGAAGCCCTGGGCGCTTGATAGACGTAAATACAGACTCGCACTCCACCTGCACAGTGTTATCGCTCGCCTTGGCGCCGACCACCCGCCCTTTCCAATACTGGGCAAGTTCCTTATCCGGGTCCGTCAGGTGGAGCCTATACACGTTTAGCGTAGTGACCAGGTCAGGGGCAAACCCCAGGAACTGGGCAGCAAACTCGTCCCCCCTCGGGAACGTTAGTGTCAAAGTCTCTTTCAGTGCGTCCTCTCCCTGCTTTATCCTGTCCCGCTTAACGGGGGAGGGGATAAAGGTTCGAGCCAGGCTCGTAAACTCCTGGGTGCCGGTGGTGAAGTACCACTTACTCAGCCCCTGAATAAACTCGTAGCACTCAACGGGGGCGCCGCTAGAAGTTGATGCCTCATAGGCTGCATATGTCATTCTGGCACCTCGACAACGGAAATGCTGACTGAAATTTGGCCATTATACTCGTGATTCAGCTCCACCGTGTCAGAGTCGAGTCGGACATGGGAGATGAAACAAACCATGTCAATGTCATTGACCGTGGCCGTAACCCCGATCGTCGCGTCGAGGCTCAGGGTCTCAGTCCCATCGTTGTTGGCCGTGCCACTTAGAACCCGCTTGAAGATCCGAGTGCCACTCTTGAGCTGAATCATTATGTCCTTGACACCGTAAAGGACGGGGTAGTTAATCGCCTTGACCACAAGTCCTGACGAGGTGGAGTTAAAGTCAGCGGTGACCTCGAGGTCTCTGTTCCATGACGGCAGCCAGAAAGATTTCTGCTTCCCCTGCAGGCTGTGGAGCCACTTCCTAGCCCGCCAGCGCTCAGCCCTGTTCTTAGTGCTGAACGTAAGAACCTGGTGGTGGTCAACCCAATTGGAGGTGATGTCTACCTCTACTGGGCCAGACCCGTTGTCGAAAACGTCTATGGTCCTCGATATTCTCTCTGTGACATCACCAACCACGATAGTTCGATCAGTAACCACATCCTTTCCACGGTGCTGGGGATAGTCAATACTCGCGCCAAGGTGCTTGTTCTGTGTGACGGAGAAGGTTGCCTTTGACACAACAACGTCATTACCTGCCCGCGTGTAGTCAATACCGCTGTAGGCCCTAGCAAACCTCAGCGGGGCAACGTAGGCATTAGTGAAGTCCACTGTGAGGGGGAGCTTCAGCGTTACGCTACCAGGCTGGACTGTAGTTATCTCAACAGCAAGTTCCTTGCTGTTGCTTTCCCAGATGATTACTACGTCGTTTTCCCTGTAATCTGCGACGGTCGTGTCCACGGGTAGGAACGTTGTTCCCATGGGGAGGGGGCCGACATGCGACAACTCTGACCAGACAGGGACACCGTAGACACGGTGCGCCCACTGAGAAGAGATTGCCTTGGCCTTGCTGAACTCCTCAGGCGTCAGCATGTAGGTATAGCTGAATGCCTGACGAGCCTCAGACCTGAGTGCCAGTCGCTGCTCTGTACTAAAGCTTTTGATAACGTCTGTCTTCCACTCCAGAGACTCTCTGTGGGTGGTTTGAGGTATGAACGGCCACACGAGAACGCGCCGGCCTATAACGCTGAGCCGCGCTTGCTCATCCGGGAAGGCAAACACGTATGCTGCATCGATTACCGGAGAGCCTGAGGTGCCGACCTGGAGGGTGTACGTACGGGACTCGAAGACCCCAAACGTTGTGGGGGCGGCATAAGGCTCAATCAGGGTCATCCCGTCCGTGCCTGACTGGGAGATACCCGACAGCAGCTTTGTACTCCTGTGCGCGTTCCACACCTCGACAGGCCTGGTCTGGGTAGAGAGCAGGTTACCTACGTTGAGACTGTCGGGGACGATGTGAACCCTGTTGTAGTAATCCGCACCAAAGCCAGGCTCAATAGCCCCGTACACGGGAAGCTCTCTTCCAGGGTACGGGGCACTGCTGGACAATGCCCCACCTATATCGGACTTCGCAAGTGCCTCGCCGGATGCCTGAGGTGCGGTGTTGTCCCCAAGCTGGGTGGACATGTCTGCCAGCGGCCCTGTGGGGGTAGGGCCCACAGGGATTTCGAAGACCCCGACTAATTCAGCCACTATGCCACCTTCTTGTATGCGATTCCGCGCTCGAGCGTGAGCCCGCCCTTCTGGTACCACGGGAACACTTTCCACGTGTCACCACCGAAATTGAACTCATCCCCTGGCAAATAGTTGGTCATGTCCATGTGTCTCATGCCGGGTATAGTCCCTACGGGGTAGTTGTATGCCCCTGAGTAGACACCGACAACATTGGGGCAAAGTATGGCTACTCCGTTTAGAGGGTTCGGGGAGAGGTTTGATAACTGCTTGTTGTACGAGTCACCCCCCGAGCAAGCAAGCTTTAGCCCCCACGCATCGGTAAGGTACCCCCCAGACCCAGCCCAGTTATTGATGGAGTTGATGTTAACTCTCACCATCGAGCCAAACCCGCGGCCACTGGCAGCAGAGGACCCGTTGCCCCTGAAGGGGTAAAACTCCAGCTGGCCGCTGCTATCTACGCTAAGCGATGGCCAGTTGTAGTTGACTGCCGCAGTGATATGTTCACCGCATGTCGCATAACAGAACCTACCCCCGCCCTCTGCAGCTGGGTTGAAGAGGTCCAGTGACCCACACCCAAATCGCAGGAAAGAACCTGTTGCTATTTCCACCTCAGCGTAGACAACCTTCGGATCTACAGAGAAGAAATGGTAGGCTGGGAACGGGCCTACTGTGGTCACAAGAGGGAAATGGACTACGGCCTGGTCGGTTGCTCCCGGGGTAAATCGTTGCGGGTACCCTGGCTGCCTGTCCCAGGCCAGGCCAGCATCGTAGCCGTCTGAGCCGTTGAGGCTTAGCCCAGTCTTGACGTCGGCGCTCCCGTTGATTAGGGCGGACTCATTCGCATAGCTTCTGAAGTTGAAAAACGCGCCCGACCTCGAAATACACAGCTCACGGCCACTGCCAGCCGTTCCCCACCTGTTGACGCTCCAGCCCAGCGAAGAGGCGAACAATCGGAATTTGTCCAACAGGTCATTAATGTCGCTCGATGTTCCAGTTTGGTAGGCCATGCCATCACTCCAGGGCCAGTGCCCAATAGTTGTTCAGCGTTGTTCTGTATGTGTTCTGGAATATCACGTGCACCTTTCCGCCAATCGTAGAGGTATCCTCGGACGTGACGTTAAACCCAGAGACGAAGTAGGTGCCCTCAAGTTCGCCTAGTACTGCCTTAGTGGGAGCCCACTGGGTGGGTATGCAGGGCTGGAACATGTACCCTCCACCATAGCAGTCTCTGTAAGGCCTTACTTTAGCGGCGGGAGCTGAGTAAATACTGTGTGGCCACACACAGCGCTGCATACCTGTAAACGTAGAGTCTGCGACTGTAATCCCCGCAACGTCCTCCTGACTGGTGACGTAATTGTCAGCGTCTGTATACTGAAGCCAGTCACCAGCACTAGATCTTATATTCAGGGTGCCGCTACCAGACGAGGACGCACTACCTGTATTGGACCCCGGGCAGCAATATACACCTCGCACCTTATGGGCGTAGGAGTACAGAAAATCAGAAGAGTTGGACAGGTGCGACCCCCCAACTACCAGGGGATACGGGTACTGCCCAGGAGTGGCGTAGGGCAGGAGGAACCCAAGGTACCCGGACTCGTAGGTGTTGGACACCTTGAGGGCTAGCCGGAAAGAGTTACCCGACGCCACGAACCAATACTTCATGGCCCCTGGCCACCCAGGGACCATTGGGCATGCCCTTGGCTCTGGTATGCCGTACCCCACCATGGCCCCCGGCTGTTTGTACCAGGACTCGACAGAGGGGTCGTATCCGGTGAACCCATTCAGGATCAGGTTTTCCCAGCCTCCCGCGCTGCTTCGCACAGACTTAATTCCTGTGAATATCTCCTGATTGGCTGCGAAGCCGCGTGACTTAAATATGACGTTACTGCCATAACTGTTGACAATATTGTCGCTAACATCGTACATGAGGAAAGAATACCACCCTAGTTGTGTGCCGCTATACCCGCCTCCTGTTATTGTTACTCGCCAATACTCGTAGTTAGTAGAAGCAGGGACAGAGATAATAACTTTGTTGCCGGCCCCCGGCTTTGTAAATGAGGGTGAGTGAACCAGCGTCCAGCTGCTGCCGTCGTTAGACCCGTGGAGGTTAAACGACGTGGGCATATAATCGGCGTAACCACCGTGATTAGAAGTGATGGCTATCTTCCTAACCTGCTTAGCCTGACGCAGCCTGAGCGTAAAGTAGCTCAGGTTAACGGAGTAGTTGCTAGCGTGGAACACGTTAGCCGGTGAGGTCGGGTCACTCACGTTACTGAGCATAGGGTCAGCGTTGAACGTGTGGGCTATGTTTAACTGGAAAGAGTTGAGGTTTGTATCGATAGAAGCCACATTGTCTACGGAGCTCCTCACAACCTGCCACTCCTGGTTGAGCCCGACCAGGGTTGCGTTGGTGGTCAGAAAAGTTGTGATCTTCGCCAGCAGGTCCTCTACACCAGTGGCCGTACCAATCTCGTATGCCATACTTACCTCAAGTGCTAAGCGCAGTTCTGTTGCGCTGGATGACGTTCATGATGAGCTTCTCACCGTCGTCCGTACCCAGGAAATCCCCGACCAGCTTCGGATCTAGGACGTTGACGATGCGGGCGTTCAGTGTCGGCGGCGCAGCTGGCGCCGCGGCTTCTGTGCGGCCCGAACCGCGGAGCAACTCTGCGGTCTTTTCGCGGCTGGTGACATTGGCGGGGCCCTGGACAATCTCCGGGCCATACTCGCCGACGATACCCCACTTTCCGCTGGGGATTATACCGCCCTTGTCATAAGCGCCGGCATAGCTGATGCTCGAGATCTGGCCAATCAGGGCGGACATTGAGGCCATGATCGGGCCAATTTGCGCCCACCCCAGAGGGCCCCCCACAGCCATCGCGGCAGAGATCGCAGTGTACATATCCATCGTCGCCTTGGCCACGGCGAAGGCCTTGCTCGCAGCGAACATCACTCGGTAGGCTTCGGACTGTTCGCCAGCAATTGAACTCGCCAGGCCTGCCATGGCGCTGGTGATCTGCTCACCCGCAGTCATGAAGTTCTGGACGCCCTGCAGCCGCAGTTGCGCGAGCTCCATCTGGTACTTGAAGGTCAGGTCCATCTCAAGCTGGTGCTGGAGGTCCAGGTTCTCCTTCGTGAGCGCCAACATCCGCTCTCGCTCCGCGAGGTACCGGGCTTCAAGTGCCACCATCTGCACTTCGTTGTTGTCCGGGAACATCCCCGCCAATTCAGTAGCGTCCGACCTTCTGGCAACTTCCTTGCCGTTGGCCTCCGCGTTCTTCAGGCGGATGAACGACTCCATGTCGCCGTCGACCATGGCGCGCTGAACCAACTCACCGTTCTTGGCGTTCCAGTCCTTGACGAACTGCTCCTGGGCGCTCAGCCGGTTGCTGAACGACTTCGCCTCCACGCGCTCGATCTCACGGAGGAACTCCTCCTGGCTGATCTGAGCCTTTAGCTGAGCCAGGGCCTTGTCCGTGTACGCCTTGGTGATTAGGGCCTGCTCTTTCTGTATGGACTCAGCCATGCGGCCCATCAGGTCCTCCCGCATCGCCGAGTCCTTGACGCGGGGGAGGGCCTCAGAGATCGCCTTCTGGACTGCGTCCTCGCGGTCGATGCCCTTCTGGATCTCGAGCTCGGCCAGGGCGTCCAGCGTGTCCTGGTACTCCTTCTCCCCGACCATGCGAGCGTTCTTGCGCAGGTCGAGCCCCTTCTTATAGAACTCGATGGAGGCAAGGGCTTGCTCGTACTCTGCGTTGGCGAGCTTGGACGCGCTGTCGGCTTCCTTCATAGGTGTACGGTCGACGCGGCCTCTGCCCCCGTTCCCGCCCAAGGGGAATGGGGTACCAATGTCGATGGGATCTGTCTTGTCGATTACCTTCGGACCATCAACCTTAGCCTGCGCCGCGGCCACCTCATCGAGCGCCTTAGCCCTAGCCCTGAGGGCCTTGTTATCCTCCTCGATGTACTTAAACGTTGGTATGTGCTCCCGCTGCCAGGCAGCAGTACCCATAACGTCCTTGTATCGCTTATTGCTTGCCTCGAGGGCCTTAGCTGTCTCGTCCTTACCAAGGGTGGAAATATCCGTGTCACCTGACAGGCCAATGTCCTTTCTGGCGTCCGACTTGTACTGGTCGTAGGTCGGCCCCTTTATCAGCATGCCCTCATTGCTCTTGACAGGAGTCCCGATGTCCTTGTAAGCGATGTAAGCTGCGCTCGCAGCAGCCATCCCACCGGCCGCAACAAGTGGGTTCATCGCCAAGAACCTGATGAAGGTCAGGACTGCAGAGTTAGCGGTTAGCTTGGCCCCCAGCTCCCCGATACCACGACCGAGTGTGCCGAGTACACCTGCTGTAGTGCTTGCTGCAGAACCCATCCC